TTCAATAGTTATGCGCATTATTTTTTACCTTGCAGGTAATAATCACATCGTAAAAAAATGCGCTACCGCGCCGCTGGCATTCTATCCGGTAAAGCCGTCCGGTATGCCGCTGTAGTCCTCTGACGAATGGCTCGACTTAAACGCCTTATCCTGGCGTCTTGACACTCCTGCTGGCTGCTTATGCGCTCTTGACTGCTGAACACTGCGCGCCAGCTTTTGCATCCACTGATCGTGATGAAACGCCTTACCCTCTGCTTTCCAGTACGTCACGAAATCAGCGAGTTCTTCAGGTGTCACATCCCCGGCCATGTTAACCCCCCATAACGCTGCGCGGCGCAGGAAATCATTATCTGGTTGCCAGTCAGCGCTCATGGCGAATTTATCCTGCGATCCGGTTCCGCCTGGTGGGACATATCCATTCAGCACGGCGTTGTGTGCATGTGGTTCCGGGCCGCATCCGCTACCAGAGTTATCCACAGGCAAATTACGTTCGCTCTCTGTGTGGGGTTTATCTTTTATATCTTCTCTTCTCTTCTCTTCTCTGGTCCGCTTTTTGTCCGCTTCTGATGCGGACATTTTGCGGACGTTTCTCTTCCTGTCTGCGTCCTGCGCACGACGCTTGGCAGACTGTCCGTTATGGGCTTCAAAGCGCGGCATTACTAGGCTTTCTCCATTTTCTTCAAGCCATCCGACAGCCATCATTGCCCGTGAAAATCCCGGAAAGCCGATCAGGTCGTCGAGTGTTTCCGCGCTGTATCCGTCAAGAAAACCGTCAACAGAGTGGACATCAAAAAGACACCATGCGGAATGTAGTCCGCCAACTATCCGCAATCTGTCCGCTTTCAATGCGGACGCCATGCGGACAACTTTCGGATGCGTGTGCAGGTCCGCGCGCATTTTTATCCAGTCACCGGCCATAACAAACCCCCATATAAGCCTGAATGAATGCCGCAGCCGCCTGTGCGTTTATGGCATTTCCGTAACCCTTCAGCCTGCCGACGCGGTTGCTGCTTGCCACTCTTGCCACCCCGGGCTCGACTCGTCCCAGGCGTGCGGCAGCCCCATCAACCAGCGGGAATGTGCCGGGTTCAACTGGACGCCATTTGCCATCTCGACATAACAACCAGTCCGCATCTCGCCAAAAACCGTTAACCTCAAGGGGCCGCAAAGACTGGCCTCCCAGCCAATTTTGTTCGGCGTTTCCCGACCATCCCCGCTCATTTGCACAGTTGTCGCATTGGTTATGTAGTTCACTTGCGGTGTTGGCCATCCTGTCATAAATGCCTGGCGCGGCAGTTGATCCACTCTGTCCTTCCCGTCCCGCTGTGCCGTCAGGCCCGCTGAGTCTTTCCAGTCGCGAGACGTTGGCGTTACCCATCCCGCAAGAAGGACCGTTCCCGGTAGTTTCAGGCAGATTTTCGGCGTTCCGTCCGGGTTCTTTCCGCTGTAACAATGGGTTGATCCGTTCGCATCGTTCGCCACTGGCGTCTGCCAACCCGTCAACCGAGCCGCACCGGCGACATGCTGCAAGCCCCGCTTGGTTTCCGGTTGCGGATTCGTGTTCGCTACCGGCGTGGGCCACCCAGTAGGCCCGCTCTCTGATGTGCGGGGCACCGATGCTCGCTGACGTAAACGGCACAAGCCCAAAGGCGTAGCCCATTCCTTCCAGGTCTGTTTGTACAAGGTCGAACCATGCGTTTGCGTTACCTGCTGCAACCTGTTCGCCAAAGACATGCTTAGGTCGGCACTCGCTGATGAGGTGGAAGAAAGCGGGCCATAAGTGCCGCTCGTCAGCAAACCCATCGCCTTTGCCTGCCGCGCTGAAAGGCTGGCACGGACAGGAACCTGTCCACACTGGTTTATCGTCGGGCCATCCGGCGAGACGGAGGGAATGAGACCACACGCCGATCCCGGCGAAAAAGTGGCACTGGGTGAATCCGCGTAAGTCGTCTGCTGTAACATCTTCAATACTCCGTTCATCAACTTCACCCGGCGCGATGTGACCGCCGGCGATTAAATTTCGCAGCCACTGTGCGGCGAATGGGTCGATTTCGTTGTAGTAAGCGACTGGTTTCATAAGAATTTCCTGCGGCAGTAATACCAGTCCTGGACCAGGATGATGACAATCAGAATCAACCAGCCGATTTGGTAGGTGTTTTCAGTTGTCATGTTGCTTCCTGGGCAGCACGAAGGGCTGAGGTAAATTCGTTACGGTGTTTGTTGGCGCTTTCCAGCGCACACTGAACACAGGTGCAGCTCAACACGTAACGCTCGGATTTATGACCGTTTCGACATGGCTTTCCGGTGTAATACTTGTTCAGGCCAAGCTTAGCGGCGGCCATGCGGGTGATGATTTTCACGTTTTAGCGCCTCCTTTTTTGCTATTGGTATTGGCTATTTTTGTCTTGCAGCAAAAAAAGATCAACCACAAACGGATAATTATTACCTTTACGGTATCAATAGATATGAAAAGACCGCCAGAAGGCGGCCTTATGTGTGATTGATGGGAGATCAGGAGTAGAAAAACGTGGCAAGCTCGGGCTTGGTTTTAACCCATCCGTGAGAACGGGCAGCCTTAAAAAGCCCATCCATCAGTCGCTTACCGGGTAATTTCCGCTTTCCTGTCAGGTGGGTCTGGATGTAATGACTGGTGGTCCCGGCCTCGTCTGCGAACGCTTCACGCTCATCAGGCGTTAATGCCAGCCAGTGCTTCTTGAAATCGAATTGAGTGTTCTCGTTCATGACTATTGCCTGATATTCATTTCAGATAATAAATATTCACCCATCAGGTAATAAAAATCAAGGTTTGTTACCTTTCAGGTGCATTTACCCCACAGGTAAAATCGCTTTAAATTGAATCACCAATTGATTCACATCCGAGAAATAACTTTCTGACATGAAAAGCATCCACGACGTTCGCCGCGAAAACCTGAAAGACGTAATTGACCGTGAGTTTAACGGCGTACAGTCTCGCCTGGCGGAAAGAATGGTGACGCAACCCAACCTGATTAACCGTTGGGCGAATGGGAAGAAGATTATTGGCGATCAGTCAGCGCGCAAAATTGAGAAAGCTGCCAATAAACCAACAAACTGGCTGGACATCGACCGCAGCCTTTCCATTCGTGAAGAGGAAAGCAAAGTGGACACTGGCGACGCGTG